AGGGGCGCTGGGAATTTCACTGCTTTGGCTGCGAAGCGAGCGGCGACATTTTCGAGTGGGTGATGAGGCGCAAGGGCATCGCGTTTCCAGAGGCGTTGAAGCTGGTGGCGAACGCGAAAGGCATCGCGCTGCCAGAGGCGACGCACCGCCGGGAAATTTTCCAGCCGCCGGAAGTCCGGGCGGCGGCGAAAGAGCCGGAGCGCGGGGCGTTTGACCCGGAAAAATTCCGCGCGCTGACGCGGGGGAGCAAGGCGTTCCAGTATCTCACAGAAAAGCGGCTGCTGCCGGTGGAGCTGCTGCTGGATTACAGCGTCGGGGAAACGTCCGACGGCGAGGCGTATTCATTCGCCTACAAGTGGCGGCCGCATTACTGGCCGGCGAACCGCGAGCGGGCGCTGTTTGAGTTCTGCAAGGTGGTGAAAGTGGAGCGTCCCGAAGGCAAAAAAGTCGAGTGGCGCGAGCCGAAGGGCGGCAAAAACATTTTGTTCGGGATGGAAAGTTTCATCGTGCGCGAGGCGCGCAAGGCCGGCGGCGAGCTGGTGATTTGCGAGGGGGAAATTGACGCGGTGACGTGGGCGCAATACGGCTACGCGGCGGTGAGCGTGCCGGGCGGCGCAAAATACCTGGGCTGGATTGACCATTGCTGGGAGTGGTTGCAGGCGTTCAAGAAAATTCACATCAGCTTTGACGAGGACGCGGCGGGGCGGATGAAGGTTGTGGAAATTGTCACCCGGTTGGGCATCGCGCGCACAGACATCGTGCGCCTGCCGGAACGTGAGGAGGCGAAATAAAATGGCGCACCGCACCACCATCTACGCGCAAAAAATCCGCGACGAACTGATTGAAAAGCTCGGCGGCAAGTGTGCGCTCTGCCCGGAGTGCGACCCGGCCAAGCTGCAATTCGACCACATCCACGGGCGCGATTACAACCCGAACAACTTGAGCTATTCGGCGCGGCTGGCGCGCTACAAGCGGGAAGCGCAGCAGGACAAGCTGCGGCTGTTGTGCGAGCCGTGCAACCTCAAGGAGCGGAAACGGCACGAGAACGGCAGCCATTGCCGGACAAACGAGACGCCGATAAGGACGATGGAAATGCCGGAAATTGTGGAGGTGGAACTATGACGCGATACAAAGACATCAACGAGTGCCTGGTGGCGGGCGTGTCCATCCTGACCATCACGGCGGCGGTGAGCAATGCGGAGGTGATCAAGCCGGACAAGCTCAAGGGCATTTACGAGTTTGAAAACGCCATCTGGGAAAAATTCCACGCGGAAGGCACGGAGCAACTGGGTCTGGTGCTGCCCTGGGGAAATCATTTCGGCAGTTCGCTGCCGTTCCGTTTCCGGTATGGCGAGGTGACGGTGTGGACGGGTTACAACAAGCACGGCAAGTCCGAAGTGCTGAACCACTGCATGATTGACCTGTGCTGGCAGGGCGACCGCGCGCTGATCTGCTCGCTGGAAGTGCAGGCGCCGGAGACTTACCGCAAGCTCATCCGCATGACGCAGGCGCGGCGGGATGTTTGCCCGAAGGAGGAACGCGCCCAATTCCGCGACCGCTGCCTGCGTCCGCTCGCGCAAAAGATTTGGGTCTATGACGCGGTCGGCAATGCGGACATCGAGGACGTGTTGCAAGTGATGCTCTATGCCTACCAGCGGTTCGGCGTGCGGCAGTTCGTGCTGGATTCGCTGATGCGCTTCAGCGGGCTGGACGGCGAGGGGCAGGAGATTTGGAACGCGCAACGGGGCTTCGTGGATCGGCTGATTCTGTTTGCGCAGGCGAACAATGTCCACGTTCACCTGGTGGCGCACAGCAAGAAGCCGAACGACCGCAAGGGCGAAGCCATCATCCCGCGCCGCTATGACGTGATGGGCAGCAGCTACATTTCCAATCTCGCATTCAACGTCATCGTGGTGTGGCGCAACCGGGCCAAGCAGGATGCGCTGGAAGAAATCATCCAAGCCTGCACCGACAAATGGATTGAGGAAAATGCCGGACGCGACCCGATGCCGCCGATGCCGCCGTGGAAGCGGCTGCTGGGCGGCGCGCCGGAAGCCAACGCGCCGCAGGTGTTCAAGGACAGTTGGAACGCGATGCTGGACATCCTCGACAAAATCCCGCCGGAGCAGAAGGAGGAATTTCTACGGCTGGTGGTCTTGCATGACGCCTACTTCATCGTGGACGCGCAGCGCGGCGGGGACGGCGACTGTCCGGCGCGGTGGTTGTGGTTTCATTTCGATAGCCTGCAATTTCTGGAAGTCAGCCCGTGGAAGCTCGCGGACAAGCGGCGCGTGCCGGTGTGCTACGCGAAGAAGAACGTCGTGGAAATGGATGAGGAGATTTGAAAATGGAAAACATTCAACATTCAACATTCAACGCCGAACAACCAGCGGCGGGAGCAATCATTGATGCCCTGCACCAGGCGGGGGCGACGCTCGTGGTCGAGGATGGGAAGGCGCGGGTGCGCGGGGTAAAGGTGCCCGACGAGCTGCTGGCGGCGCTGCGCGAACACAAGGTTGCCGTGCTGGCGGAATGGTCACGCCGGCAGGAGGAAAACCGCGACCGCTACGGCAAGGTGCCGACGGGCGAAGTGGCGATGTTTGGGCGGGACATCCCGCTGACGCACGCGCAGACGCTGGTGGTGACGGCCTATGCGTTCCGGCAACCGCGTCCCGTTCACGCCTGGGTGATGGGGCGGGCGAGCGAGTATCACGCGCTGGGCGTGCCGCTGGACGAACAGGAATCCATGGCGTGCGTGGACTTGCTCTGCTGGCAGCGCAACCACACGGCGAAGGCCGCGCTGGAATGGCTGGCGGCCATCGAAGAGTGCGCAACGAATTTGCCGAAGAAGCAAACCGAGAAACCGGCTGCGGTTGAAAGTGCCGGAACCAAAACGAAAGAGTAAGTATGCACTACAAAAATGGACGGAAAGCGAAAAATGGTGACAAGGTGGTGCTGCTGGGCAACCAGTGGCGGCCGGCAGTGGCGGGCATCTTGTATGACGCGGTGGCGGGCAACAATGATTGCAATGGAAAAATTGCCATCACGAGCGCCAATGACCCGATGCCGGACTTGAAGGAAGTCCTGCACGCGGACGACATCGCGGCGGCTAAGGTGCCAGCGTTCGGGGCTACGGGCGGCATCAACCCTGATCCGACGGAGGCGGTATGACTCGGCAAATCACCATTACGACCGCGCTGAATGGTTATATCTGCGGGCTGGGGTGCCAGATGGTAGTCTTTGATGACCGCTTAAAGTTGGTATCGGAATTGGGGCGCTATCTTGCCGACCCCGAAAAGGTGGAAGCGGAGTATCAAGCCAAGGCGCTTAATAAGAGTTACCCGGAAGTGCCAGCGCCGATGGCGATGCCGCCAACATCTATTGCTGAACCGTTGTCACCAGGCACGCGTCGCCATCAATGATGAGCGAAGCGACCATGAAGGTTGGCCCGTGGGTGTGGACAGTTCACCCCACGGTGCCAATCCCGTCGGATGCGTGGCTGCGCGAAATGGGCGCGCAGAAAGGCGCGTCATGGTTGCATGAGTTTCACGCCCGACGCGAGCGGGCAATTGCCGAAGAGCGGCACGACCCGCTGACCTACGGCTGGGAACAGCCGCCGATGCGCCTGCTCCGCGCGCTGTTGGCCGGCACCTATTCGCCGGGAACTTTCGGCGTGAGTGTCGCGCCGAAGGATTGGAAGATGGGCAAGCCGTGCAACGACATCGTGCTGCTGGGCGGCAACGGGTCGGGCAAGACCGAGGTGCAGGGAAAAATTGCGATGGAGGTTTTGGAGACGCAGCCGGGCAGTGAGGCGCGGTGTTTCAGCCAGAACGAAATGACGAGCATCCGCTATATCCAGCGGGCGCTCTACAAATACATGAGGCCGGAACTGCGGAAATTAAAATCGCAGGGGACGACCATCAAGATTTCCTACAAGGAGGCGACGGGCTTTTCGGAAAATGTTTTCATCCTGCCCAACCGGAGCGCGTGCCTGCTGCCGACTTACAAGGCTTACGAACAGGACAAGAAATCAGTCGAGGGCGGCGAGTGCGACGTGTTGACGTGGGACGAGGAAGCCCCGGCGGAGCTGCTGGAGACGGCGCGCTTTCGCGTCCACAAAAAGGGCGGCGTGATGCTGGGCGGCTTTACGCCGGTCGGCGGCTACACGGAGACGGTGGGGCAATACATCGAGGGCGCGGTGATTCTGGAAGTCATCCCGGCGCGCAAGGTGGTTTGGGACTGGTGGCCGAAAGACCGCGAGCTGGTGAAGGGTTGTCCGCCCGGCCATGTGCCGCTGGTGGTGCAGAGCGGCGGCGGCAACGGGCGGCGCTACGGCCTGTGCTTCCCGACGATGTTCAACCCTTACACGAACGTCGAGGCGATTGCCGAGAGTGTGCAGGGCAAGCCGGCGGATTTTGCGCTGGAAAGGCTGTGGGGCTGGCCGACGAAGCTGGCGCGCAAGGCGTTCCCGAATTTTGGCGAGTGGCACATTGTCGAGCCGGATCGAATCCCGCCGCTGGACGAGCTGACGATTTACCACTGGAGCGACCCGCACGGCGACCGCAACTGGTTCATGCTGTGGGTGGGCGTTGACCGGAACGGCACCAAGTGGGTGATCCGCGAATGGCCGGACGTGGAGAGCATGGGCGAGTGGGCGGTGCCCGGTAGCAAGCCTGATGGTAAGGCCGGCAGCGGGCAGACAATGGGGCACGGGAAATCTTTCAACGATTACAAGCGCCTGGTGCGCGAGATCGAAGCCAACGGCACCTGGGACGTGCGCGACCGGCGGTTAGACCCGCGCCCGGCGGGAACAAGTGTGCCGAGCGATGAGGAGGCGCGGACTTACATTGACTATCTGCAAGACCCCATCCGCGACACGGACGGCAAGATAACGGTGCCGGGCTGGGACGTGATGGCGGGCGCGGACTGCGGCATCGAGGAGGGCAAGCAATGGGTGAACAACTGGCTGACGGCCGGGTGGAATCCGGCGGAGCCGGTGACGCCGTTGAACTGTCCGAAGTTTTACGTCAGTCGCAAGTGTGAAAATTTAATCTGGAGCTTGCGGACGTGGACGGGCGTGGACGGGTTGAAGGGTGCCAGCAAAGACCCGATTGATTGCCTCAAGGGGCTGGCGAAAATGGACATTGGCCATCTACCGCCGGGCGCGTTGGGGAGTTATGGCGGCGGGGCGGCTTACTAATGGGAACATTCAACATTTAACCACCAACACCGAATGAATGAAACCATCATCATCATAGTGCAACGCAAGAGTGGCCGGAAGCGGCTGACCATTGAGCGGGCGTTTGATGGTGGCGTGCTCGCCGCGTTGAAGCAGCCGGAAGAAATGTGGTGGTGGCAACTGCAACGCTGCCGCCGGGAACTGGACGACGCCGAAAGGAAATCAAATGGACGCTGAAATTAAAATTCTAAAGCGGCTGAGGCGCACGCTG